CGCCTAGCGCATCTTGGCTTAAATGCTAGCGGTATGTTCTATGAGGACAGCGAAGGCGCACCATACATCATGATGCCTATGGATAACATTATCTTTAAGGCAACAGATACTACTATTCGTACTCTTACTGGTAATACAGATAGTGAGTACAAGCAGCCTTTGTTTAATGACTTTACTATGAAGTTAACTTTGGCTAACCCATCCTTTTCACCAGAAGCGGGTCTACCTACATTCTCTGGTCCTATTGCAGCATTAAGCGCTATTGGTATACGTAATATACTAGGAACAGTAGATAGTCCTGCAATTCAAAAGGTTGGTCAAGAAATTGACAACATGGCCCTTGGCCCAATTGGAGACAACATTGATATTGCTAGAGCGATTATCCCGTCTACTCTTCTCAAGATTTACCAAACCTTACCCGTCAACGAAAAGTCCAGACAAGAAGTAACAGCAGCACAGCAAGCAATTGCATACAATGCTGCTAATGGTAAGTATCTAGAGCCTAATGCTACAGATGAAGAGAAGTATAAGTACATAAAGAACATACGTATCTCAGCACATAATGTGATGGTAATGCGTTCAGTTCTAGGACTTATCTCACCAGTTGCTCCTACAGTTCAGGAATCTCAAGGAGTTCCTTCGTATCTACTAGACGTAGGAATCACAGGATTGCGTAATGAGTTCTGGGATATTTATGAGGCTGTCTATAAGAAGTATGGCGATGATGTTCAAGACCCATACGAGCAGGCACTTGTTATTTTTACTGGTAAGTATCCAGGAAAGATTGCTTATACAGTAGCCCGTGATACCAAGCAGACTAAAGTTCTTATCTCTAAAACTGGAGATATGAAGAACTGGTCTTTGGCTAATAAGAAGTTTATTGATACTTATGGCGAATCTGCTTACATCTTTGGTCCTCATACTGGTGACTTTAATGCTGGTGTGTATAACTGGATGCAGGCATCAGGACTGCTAGAGGATAAGAAACTAGAACAGTACTACGATGATGTATTAGTTGCTGAAGATAAGCAGAAATACTTTGATGTAGCATCATGGGAAAAGCAGTCATTGGCTACTGAAACCCGTATATCTGAGCGTAAGTTTATTATTGATTCTGCAACTACTGCTCGTAAACAATTACTTGCTTCTAATCCATTATTGCTAGGTGCTATTACTGGTGGTGGTAATGAAATTGCAACTGAAGAGCGCATGCTTCGCAGCCTAAAGCAAGTAGTTGTTGATAACTCTGATGCTGTTTCTTCTGGAACAAAGATGAAGTTAAAGGTTGCTATTCAGGCAATGGAAGATTTTATTGCCCTTGCTAATGATGAAGAAGTACGTGGTTTGTATAATGCATCTCAGATTAAACGTGATACACGCACAAGTGTAGAGGCTCTTCTTAGCCAACTTGGTAGCCAGGATTACGCAATTAAAGAAGCAACAAAAGCAATATTCAATTCAATCTTGAAATACTATTCAAGAGATACTTATAGCGCGAGGGTGTAATGGCAAAGATTGATATTCCTGCTCCATCAGAAGAAGTAACTTTAGTTTGGCTGCGTGCAGGTGCTGGCGATAGCAAACTTGTATTTAATAAAAATACAAAAAAATGGGAAGTTGTTCGTGCTGGTAAAACACAAGACTATCATGTTTTATATGATACCTGGAAGTCTGGTACTAAATCTTTTGACCCAGAAGATAGAATAAAAGAACTTCTTAAAAACGCAAACGATAAGACTGTTTCTAATGAAACTTTTGTTGAAAACCTTTTTGCTGGGGCTAATGTATCTGTTGATGGTGGACAGACTGTAGTTCAAGTTACTGACCCAGAGAAAAAGACGCCTTATCAGGCTTATCTTTATACTGAGCCTGCTCAAACAGTTCGTACCCAAGCACCTGGTCCATCAGATATTGCTGATTTAAATAAGCCATATTTTCTAGACCAAGGCGTTCAATATGGACGCACAGATGCAGTCCGTGATATGTACCTTAAGCAGTTGTTAAAGCAGTATGGCAATGACAAGGCAAAGGTAGCAAGTAAACTACGTAGTGCTGGTTATCTTAGCAAGACTAAAGATATTACATCAGAAGATATTCTTGTAGCCCTTGATAGAGCAGTATCTGCTTATACAGTTGAGCAGACAACAGCATACAAGTTTGAAGGTAAAAAAACTTTAGATACATTAGATGAGTTCTTGTCAAAGAAAAAACCATCTGATACTTATACATCTAAAACATTAAGAGATGCAACTGTCTTTGGAGAAACTGATGCTCGCAAAGCGGTTAATGCTATGTACCAACAACTACAAGGTATCAATGCTACAGATGAACAGTTTGAAGCAATCTTTCCTATGCTACAAAAGGCTCAACGTAAAACTCCAAATGTTTCTACTACAACTTATGATGCAGAAGGTGCACCAGTATCTAGAGTAACAAACACAGGTCTTGACCCAGAGCAGTTCTTATACGAACAACTCTCTAAAACAGATGAAACTAAAGCAAACAGAGTACTTGAATACTACGACATATTTAAAAGAGTGACGGGAGTTCAGTAATGGCAGATACAACCACAATTGCTGGTATTAATACTGCTTCTGGAATGACTCCAGCAGAAAATGCTAATCCAGAGTTTGCTAACATTCTTCAAAAGGCAAAAGAAAAGTACGGCTACATTGATGCAATCTTTTCTACTGATGATGAACTAAGAGAGTTTTTAATCCGCGCCATTGAAGGCGACATGAATCCTGCTCAGTTTGAGCGTGAGTTAACTAGCAAGAAATGGTTTATTGCTAACGCTGATACCGTTAGAGCACGTGACTTTTTCCGCCGTCAATATGAAAACTTAGTTAAAGGTCTTGACCCAAATGACCCAGACTATGATAATAAGGTTAAGGCTGCTGCTGGCAATACAGATTATGCCCGTGGTTTGCAAAATGCAAAAGACAACCTTGAAGTTCAACTTAACAATAAAGGTATTTCTTATACACAAGCAGAACTTAATACATGGGCTAAAGATATTTATGATTCAGCCAATGATAAAAATCTTACTTACATTTCAAAGTATCTTAATGCTAAAATTAAAGTAGGCGATGGCACACCTAAAGGTGCAATTGCTACAAATGTTTCAGACCTAGAAGATTATGCTAATGACTATGGTTTTGAATTAAACAAAGACTTTACTAAGTCACAGGTTTCTACTTGGATGCAGCGTATAGACCGAGGTGAAAGTCTTGATGCTATTAAGGCTGAAATTAAACAGTCTGCTCTTATTGGACAAACAGAGCAAGTTCAAAAACTTATGAACCAAGGTTTAACATTACGTGCTATTTATCAACCATACGTTAATCGTATGAATACAAAGTTGCAGCGTACAGATGTAACCATGAAAGATAACTGGCTAATGACTAATATGTTTGATGAAAAAGGCAACCTTCGTCCAATATGGGATTTTGATAGAGCAGCCATGAAACATCCAGATTTTGCATTTACAGACGAGGCTATAGAAAAGTCTACAAGTACGGCTTTACGTATCTTGCAAGACTTTGGATTGCAGGGTAGGTAATGGCTAGATACAATCCAGAATTAATGCGTATTGACGATGGCCAAGAACAACCTAGAAGAGTTTTTGGGCCACGCACTGATACATCTCAAATAACAGAACAACAGATATATGAAGCATCACGTGATGCTGCTATTGAACTTGAAGTTGACCCAGTACAACTTGCTTATGAAGCAGGTTTGGCTGGTGATACTTCAAAGCCCATGAATAAAATGACTGCAGCAGAACGTACTGCTTTTGCAAAGGGTCGCACTGCCAAACAGGCTGAGGCACGTGAAACAACACAGGCTGGAGATAATCCAGATAACCCTATGCCAAGTGAAGACCCAGGTCCAGGTATGTACTGGGCTAACTATGGTGGTGTTTGGCGTAAGTATAAATATGTAACAAAAAGTACTGCTACTAATAATGCTGGTAATAATAACAATAGTAATAATAACGGCAATGGTAATAACAACAATAATGGTAATGGTAGCGGAAACGATAGTGGTGCAGCAACTAAGTATGCTGCAGATTTAGCAGCAGCCTCTGAAGCAGCAGCAATTAAATCTGAACGTCTGTCTGCTTGGGCGGTATTAAAGGCTGAGTTTGATAAGTATGGTTTAGGTTCTCTTGCAGATGCTGTTAAAGATATGATTATTAATGGAACACCATCTGCTCAAGCAACAATGATTCTTCGTGAACGACCAGAGTATAAGGCTCGCTTTGCTGGTAATGAAGCACGTAGAACAGCAGGACTTAATGTTTATGATGAAGGTACTTATTTAGACCTTGAAAATACAATGGCTGAAATCTTTACAGCCTATGGTCAGAAGTCTCTTATGGGTTCTACCCGTGAACAGCAACAGGCTACATTTGCTAAGTATATTGGTGCAACCATTGCACCTACAGAATTAAAGCGCCGTATGGATATTGCTACTGGTCTTTCCAAGTCAGATAACAATACGCTTAAAGCAATTAAACAACTGTATCCAATGATTGGCGACAATGACATTGTTGCTTACTTCTTAAACCCACAAGAAACTCTACCTAAACTAGAGACCAAGGCTCAGGCTGCTTCAATTGGTGGAGCATTCTTGCAGCAAGGATTAAAGATTAACTCAGCATCAATGGAAGAGTATGCTGCTCTTGGTATTAGTAGAGAGCAAGCACAACTTGGTGCAGCGCAAATTGCTAGTGTTCTTCCACGTGCGGCTACATTACGTTCTTATGAAGAGGGAATGTACACACAAGAACAAGCAGAAGATGTTTATCTACGTCAATCTGCAACGGCTAAAAAAGAACTTGAAGATATTAGCAAGAGAGAAATTGCTCGCCTTAGTGGCTCAGCAGGAACTAGCAAAGTATCTCTTAAGTCAGCAGCAAGAAACACATTCTAACTTCCTGACACGGACCTATCGGCCCCGTGCAGTGTATAAGACCGACAGCAGAAGCCAGCCAGTTTCCCCGAACTGAACTGTGGTCTGCGACTAACAACGAATAGAAGGGTGGTTGCTATGAGCAACAATTACTGGGATGACGAAGACGACGAACTAGATACCGACCAGCAACTTGGTGGCGATGACTTAGTAAAAAAGTTACGTAAAGCCAAGCGTGCAGATGAGAAGCGTATCAAGGAACTTACTGAGCAACTTGAGGGTTTATCCAAGGTGCAGCGTGAGCGAACCGTCAAAGAAGTCTTAGAACAAAAGGGAGTCAATCCTAAAGCAGCACGAATTATCCTAAAGGACTTAGAAGAAGTTAACGAGGAGACAGTTATGAACTGGCTCGATGATAACGGAGATTTGTTCGGATATACCCGTGATGCACAGGAACAAAGCATTACTGATGTAGACCGTGCGACATTACGTCAGCAAGACATCATCACACAAAATGCGGGGACTCCATCAAGAGCAGAGGATTTGGAATCACGTTTGGGCGGAGAGTTTAACTCTCAAGAAGAACTAATTGCATTCCTTCGCTCTCAATAATTTTCCGCTCCTAGTCACTTGGAGGTGACAACTCATGGCTAATGCCTATACATCAACAGGTTCCTCTACTCTTGGAGGTACAGTTGGCGCAGCAGGTCTAGTACAAAAGGCGTATGACCGCCTTCTAGAGTTCGCTCTCCGCTCAGAACCACTTATTCGTTCTGTCGCAGATAAGCGTCCTGCACGTCAAGCAATTCCAGGTTCAACTGTAGTTCTACAGAAGTACGTTGACCTTTCAGTAGCAACAACTGCTCTTACAGAAGATGCTGACCCAGATGCAGTAGCATTGTCTACACCAACATCTGTAACCATCACTCTTAATGAGTATGGTAACTCAGTACTTGTAACACGTGCGTTGGAACTCTTCAGCCTTGCTGATGTAGACCCAGCGATTGCTAACATCATTGCATTTAACCTTGCAGATTCTATTGACTCAGTAGCAATGACAACATTGCGCGGTGGTACAAACGTAATCTACTCAGGTTCAACTGCTACTTCAACAGCAACAGTTACAGCAGCAGCAACAATTTCTTCAGCAAACATCCGCAAGGCTGTTGCTAAGTTGCGTGCTGGTAAGGCTGTCGCCCGCAAGGGTTCTCTATACTGGACAGGTATTCACCCAGAGGTCTCACACGACCTTCGTGCAGAAACAGGTTCAGCAGGATGGCTTCTACCAAATCAGTACGGTTCTGCACAGGACCGCATCTGGGCTGGTGAAATCGGAACATACGAAGGTGCATACTTCGTAGAGTCTCCACGCTTGTACTCAGCAACTGATGGTGCTTCATCTGCAAAGGTGTACCGCACAATCATCGCTGGACAGCAGGCTATGGCTGAGGCAGTTGCCGAAGAGCCACACGTAGTAATCGGACCAGTAGTAGACAAGTTAATGCGTCATCGCCCAATGGGTTGGTACGGCGTACTTGGCTTTGCTCGCTACCGCGAAGAGGCACTATACCGAATCGAATCAGGTTCATCAATCGCTTAGTTGATTGACGGGTGGGGCTAGGGAAACCTAGCCTCATCAGTAAGTCCATTAAGGAGGACGAATGACAGAGTACGTATTTAAAACACCAACTGTCCGTGAAGGACCAGCAGGTGGGCATCGTCTATTTCATTTCTACAAATTAGATAAGGGACTGACAGTTGTTAAGAGTAGCGGGACATATTCAACTACACGATATTTATTAGATAGCCAGTTAGATGACTATCAAGAAATCTACCTTGGCGGAAGAAACCATGTTGTTTCTGAAGCAACTAAGGCTGCTCTTATTGCTGGTGGTATCGGAGTAACAGAGGATAACTTTACAGCAATATGAGTCTACATAAAAAGCAAACACATCCAGAGTATGTTGAAGGATGTTTTGGTTGCAAAATCTCTACTCTTGAACTAGGAGTTGGAGATGCAGCCAGAGACATTCCTGATAAAAAATGGAATGCGGAACTACAAGCATATAGGGATGCACGTGCCCAAGGTATGCAACCAGCAGGAACAAGAATATCAGATGTTGAAGCAGCGTATAACGCATCAGAAACTTTAGGTAAAGCCTATGATGCAAACACAATGCCAAAGACAAAAGACATAAATAAAAAAACCGCCGAAGTACTAAAGGAAATAGGAGTCTAACATGATGGGTAAAAAGATGACTGGTAAGGCTGGAAAGATGTACAAGAAGGCTGAGTCAATGGAAGAAAAAGCCATGATGATGAAGATGGCAAAGAAGAAAGTTGTTAAGAAGGCTGCAAAGAAGATGGGCAAAAAGAAGTAATGCCAAAGGTAGGAAAGAAAGAGTTCCCATACACAGCAAAAGGTAAGGCAATGGCGTTAGCCGAGGCTAAGAAAACTGGTAAGCCAGTAAAGAAGGCTATGAAGAAGATGGGTAAGAAAAAATAAAATGGCTGCTCCTAAGAAAAAAACTGGTGTTGCTTCTAGTGCTGATGAAGCACGACGTCAAGCAATGCAACGTGAACAACGCATGAAGAACCTATCTCCAGAAGATAAGGCATTCTTAAAATTAATGGAAAAATATAAGTATGATGTTACTGCAATTCCTGGTTGGAGTGGCGGAAAAGGTACACGATAATGACAGACCCTAGACTAAAGCGAGCAGGAGTGTCAGGCTTTAACAAGCCTAAGCGCACACCAAATCATCCAAAGAAGTCACACGTAGTTGTGGCTAAAGAAGGCGATAAGGTCAAAACTATTCGTTTTGGTCAGCAGGGTGTTACTGGTGATAAAAAGCCAACAGCACGTCAGAAGTCTTTTAAAGCGCGTCATGCTAAGAACATTGCCAAAGGCAAAATGTCAGCAGCATACTGGGCAGACAAGGTGAAGTGGTGAAGAAAAAAAAGTCAACAGTTAATGCTGCTGGCAATTACACTAAGCCAGCAATGCGTGCTGCTTTGTTTAAGAAGATTAAGGCTGGCTCAAAGGGCGGAGACCCTGGTGAATGGTCAGCCCGTAAAGCACAATTACTAGCAGTTCAATATAAAAAAGCAGGCGGAGGTTACAAGTAATGGCACTTGCTAAATCTCAAGAGTCTCTTAAGAAGTGGACTGCACAAAAGTGGAAAACTTCAGATGGCAAACCATCAAAAGGTAAGAAGCGGTATTTGCCTGAGAAAGCATGGGCTGCATTAACACCTGCAGAAAAGGCTGCTACTAATAAAGCAAAAGCCGCTGGTAATGCAAAGGGTAAGCAGTTTGTAAAACAACCTAAAAGCATTGCAAAGAAAACTGCAAAACATAGATAGTAAAGGTAGGGGACAATGCAAGAAACAGTATCAATTGCTTGGTGTGATAACGGCAATGTAGATGGCAAGTTTATGCAGGGAGTAGTAGATGTACTACTTAAGTCAGGTATTAAGTTTGAAACCTCACTACGTAGTCAGGGCAACCAGATTGCCCGTCAGCGTGAAAAAGTAATTAATTACTGGTATAACGAAAATAAGTCAGACTGGCTACTATGGGTAGACTCAGATGTAGTTATTAGCGTTGATAAGTTTAAACTATTGTGGGATAACAAGGACGCAAATGAGCGTCCTATTGTTACTGGTGTTTACTTTACTACTGATAATCCAGAAGACCCGCTTATGATTCCCATGCCTACGGTATACGAGTTTGGCGAAGCAGATGGCGTAGTAGGTATCCAACGGATACATCCGCTACCTGATAATAAGTTTATTCAAGTAGGCGCTGCTGGTATGGGGTTTGTCCTTATGCACCGTAATGCAGTTACTAAGATTAAAGAAGTTTTGCCAGATGCCCCATTTTTTACAGAAGTAGGGGTTGGCAATACATTCATGGGTGAAGATATTTACTTCTTTGCAGTATGTGATAAGGCTGATGTTCCAGTCTGGTGTCATACAGGAGCAACAGTTCCACACATGAAAAGATTTTCATTTGATGAGCATTACTACAAAGCATTTTTTGGTGCAGTAGAAAAGCCATCTAATTTGATATTACCAAAACATCATCGAAAGAGGTAGCAAATGCCAGGTACAACAGGCAGCACATTATGTGCAGAGTTAAATAGGTTGGCTAATGGCGGTACTTATCCTGCCCGTACTGCATTTCTAGATGAGCAGGGTGCTGCTAATGCTTGGGCTGGTACTACTGGCAAAGGGTTAATTGGTGCACTTAACTATAAAGTTAGTTCATCTCGTCAGCCATCTGCTTTTAAAGATTTAAATGGCGTATGTAATGAACTTGCTAGCACTACTGGCAAATCTGCGGTTGACGCATTAAGGACTCTATAATGACAGTAACGCTTGACGCTTTAACAGATGAAGTGCTTATTAACCTTGCTGGTTATACACTGCAGCAAGACCGTGCTACACACCTTACTGGTGCGGTAACAGCAACTGCATCTACTATTGCAACTCCCATTGTTCTTAGCCTTGGTTCTACTGAAAATGTAGGTAAAGGTATACTTGAGATTGATGATGAATTGCTTTGGGCGGATTCATTTGACCGTGTTGCTAGTACAGCAACTATTTCTCCTTATGGTCGTGGCTATCTAGGTACTACAACTACAACCCATATTGCTGGTGCTAAGGTAACAATTGCTCCTACATTTCCACGCTTTGTAGTTAAACGTGCTATCCAAGACACTATCCGCGCTATTGGCGCAACTATTTTTTCTGTAGGTCAGACTACATTTACATATAACTCAGCGGTAAGTACTTATGCTTTAACTGGTCTTGATATTCAAAACATCTTGACAATGCACTGGCAGTCAATTGGTCCATCACAAGAATGGATTCGTGTCAAACGTTGGGATTGGGACTCTAATCCAGATGCTACAACTTGGGGTGCTACTGCACAAACTGTAACTATTGGAGACCCAATCATTTCTGGTCGTACAGTTAAGGTTACCTATGCTAAGGCTCCAACAACTATGAGCACATCAGCAGAAACATCTTTTGCTACTCAGACTGGTTTACCAGAATCTTGCCGAGACATTGTAATTCTTGGCGCAGCATATCGTTTGCTTACATTCCTTGACCCAGCCCGTGCTGCACAAGTTAGTCCACAGGCTGATGAAATTGATAGCAAGCGTCCATTTGGTTCATCACAGAATGCAACCAAACAACTGTATGCACTTTATACACAGCGTCTTAATGAGGAAACTCAAGCGCAACAACAACAGTATCCAATCCGCGTCCACTTCAGCCGATAGGTTAATAAATGACAACTAGAAAATACTCATCCCGCTCTCAGCAAACAACGCTGACTGGAGCACTTACCTCATCTGGTACAAGTGCAACTGTAGTATCGGGTTCAGCCTTGCTTGGTGGCGTAACAGTCTCAGCAGGTGAAACCTTTACAGTTGTTATTGACCCAGATACAGCCCTTGAAGAAATTGTAGATGTTACAGCGGTTAGTACCAATACATTAACCATTACCCGTGGCATTGATGGTTCATCTGGACAGGCTCACTCTGCTGGTGCAGTGGTTCGCCATATGGCAATTGGCCGTGACTACCGCGAAGCCAATACCCACATCGAAGCAAGCACTGGAGTACATGGTGTAACTGGTGCTGTAGTAGGCACAACAGATACTCAGACTCTAACCAATAAAACTTTAACTTCTCCAACTCTGACAACTCCAGCACTTGGTACTCCAGCATCTGGAACTCTTACTAATGCAACTGGTCTGCCAATCTCAACTGGTGTGTCTGGTCTAGGTACAGGAGTTGCTACATTCCTTGGCACTCCATCTAGTGCAAACCTTCGTGGTGCGCTGACAGATGAGACAGGCACAGGCTCTGCAGTATTCGGCACAAGCCCAACACTTTCTAGCCCAACCATTACTGGTACTGGTGCTATCGCAGGTACATTTACAGGTAACCTTACAGGTAACGTAACTGGTAACGTAAGCGGAACCTCAGGTTCTACAACAGGTAATGCTGCTACAGCCACAGCCCTTGCTACTGGTCGTACATTCCAGTTGACTGGAGATGTAGAGGCAAGCGGAGTTACCTTTGACGGCACTGGCAACGTAAGCCTAACCACAGTCATTGGTACTGGTGCAATTGTAAATGCTGATATCAATGCTTCTGCAGCAATTGACAAGACTAAGATTTCAGGAACAGCAGTTACTGTTGGGGATACTGGCACAGTAACGAGCACAATGATTGCAGATGGAACCATTGTTAATGGTGACATTTCAGCAACTGCTGCTATCGCTAAGACTAAGTTAGACCTTGGTGGAACCATCACTTCTGCTGACTTGGTTGACGGAACTATTGTCAACTCAGACATTAACGCATCTGCTGGTATTGCACTTAGCAAGTTGGCTACAGACCCACTAGCCCGTGCTAACCACACTGGTACTCAACTAGCAGCAACCGTTTCAGACTTTGATACACAGGTTCGTACCTCTAAAGTAACTGACCTTGCAGCACCTACTGGTTCATTCTCAATGAACAGCCAGAAGATTACATCTCTTGCTACACCAACAAACAGTACTGATGCTTCTACAAAGGGATATGTTGATACTCAGGTTTCTAACTTAATCAACTCAGCACCAAGCACACTTGATACTCTTGGTGAGATTGCAACAGCAATTCAAGCAGGTGGAACCTTCTACGATGCAATCGTACTCAAGGCTGGTTCTACAATGACAGGTGCTCTTACCTTGTCAGGTGCTCCAACTGTAGACCTACACGCTGCTACAAAGGCGTATGTAGATACAGTTGCTGGTTCTGCTACCGCTGCTGCAGCAAGCGCTGCCGCTGCCGCTGCTTCTTATGATTCTTTTGATGATAGATATCTTGGTGCTAAGGCAACTCCACCAACATTAGATAATGATGGTAACGCTTTAGTTACTGGAGCAATCTATTGGGATACCTCTGCTGCTGCCATGTATGCATGGTCAGGTTCTGCCTGGGCATCTATCTCATCTACTGCAGCAATTTACCGTTATCGCTATACAGCAACTGGTGGAGAAACTACAAAGTCTGGTTCCGATGATAATGGCTTAACTCTTAATTATCTGGTTGGCAAGGAACAAGTATATCTAAATGGTATCTTACTTGTTCGCACATCAGATTATACTGCCACATCTGGCTCAAGTATTACATCTCTTGCAGCATTAACTGCTGGAGATATTCTTGAGATTATTACTTTTACCGCATTTGATTTGGCTACAGCAATTCAACAATCAATTTTCACTGCTAAGGGAGATATCCTAGCAGCAACATCTTCTGGAGTTGCTGGAAAAATAGCAGTAGGAACTGATGGATATTACTTATCCTCAGATAGCACGACAGCAACTGGCCTAAAATGGACAGCAGTAGTAACAGACCCTAATCCAAGTATCTTTATGCTGATGGGAGCGTAAACAATGGCAACAACATATAAAGTCCTTGGGCAAACAAACCCATCGGCTACAACAGCAACAACTTTGTACACTGTACCTAGTGCTACAAATACAATCGTAGCAACAATATCGGTATGTAATCAAGCATCAGGTGCTGGTACATATAGAATTGCTGTACGACCAGCAGGAGAAACATTGGCTGCAAAGCATTACATTGTTTATGATGCAACACTTCCTGGTACAAGTACAGACACAATTACAATTGGTCTTACACTAGCAGCAACAGATGTTGTTACAGTGTATGCATCATTAGCAAACTTCTCATTTAATGCTTATGGAAGCGAGATAGCATAATGGCAATTAGCAGAGTACCAGGAACATCTGGAATTCAAGAAACACTAATCAATGCAAAGGGTGACCTTATTGTAGGTACTGCTGATAATACAGCAGGACTATTAACACTTGGTTCAAATAATGCAGTTTTGACTGTTGATACATCAACATCATCAGGCATGAAGTGGACAGCAGTAGATATATCAGCAATTGAAATCATGTCCTATATGGGCGCTTACTAAGAAAAGGAAGTAGTAAATAATGGCTACAACAACTAAAGTGCTTGCTCGCACAGCAGCAGCAACATCATCAACAACTCTATACACAACTCCATCTGCAACAACAACAATTGTAACTAATATTGCAATTACAAATACAGCAGCAACTGCAGCAACTTACACGCTAGCAT